TAAATTAAAGACCACTATAAGCATCAGTAAGACGTTGCGTAGACTCACGATAACTTTTAACTCCTGTAATTTTTTCAGCTTTTTCTTCACACTTATATAATGGGGTAATCGTTATATAATGTTTTTTATTGGGTAAATCTCTTATCCACGATAATTCTTTAGGCCTAAATTGTGTAATCGATGACCACACTAATTCACCATGTATATTAAATTCTTCTATCGCCCATGCGTATGGTTGTTTGGGTAATCCGCTTTTAAGGGTTTCTTGCATATTTACCCTCTCCTTGTTTATAAAATATTAGTTTTGACCATTTGACTACTGGCTTTAGATTATACCATGATTTTGGTTTTGTGATAGTGGTATCGTGGAAATGTGTTGCACCATATGAATAGTCTACCTCTAGACGATGTAACACTTTATATGCTAGGTCTTTATACTCTTGTCGAATTACCTGTGGGGGTTTGACATAACCATACCAACTAAATTGTGCAGGTCGTTTCATTTCACGGCATACATTTTTGTAATCAAAGTCTGCTCGTCTAAACAATACATAACCGACGGCAATTTGACCTTGACGTGGTTCGTGTGCAGACTCCATGTAAATCGTTGTGGCTAGGCACATCAATGCTTGGTCTAACATAGCTACCTCCTTTTTATGGGAACTGGTTTCTATTTTTTTAAAAAATGAGATTTAGTTTCTTCGAGTGTTTCGTGTTCGATGAGTTTGTCTAGATACCATCGGGCTTTCTTCAAGTCCTCGGTTCCGTTTTTGAATTTGTATCTCCAAACGTATTTAATTACATTTGCGACACATACTGCGGCGATACCAAACAAGCCTTTGACGGCTTCTTCAATAGCGTTAATGCACTCAATTTTTCCTTGAGTGTAATGCGATGGGTGATTTACATTATCTTTTTTATTCATACTACCTCCTTATCAGAGTTTCTAATTCCTCTATATTACTCTCATTTATGACTATTGCCAAGCCACCATTAGAATTTATACGGTCGATGTTGTTTTTTTGCAACGCAGTTAATACACCTTTACCTGCCTTACATTCTATGGCAATAAATTTACCTTGATGACAGATGATGATATCGGGCACTCCACTTCTGCCATATCCTCCTGTCTGTGGGAAAAAATAATAACACCCTAACTTATCTAAAAACTTTTTTATTTTGTTTTTAACTTTTGCTTCGGGTGTCATCTCGTCCTTCTAGTTGATTCATTTCATCTTGGAATACTACGATTGCATACAATGACTCTGATGCACGCCAACCAACGTGGTGCATATCATCTACACGACAAGTATATACGTCAGATGTATAGATTTCGTTGTCGGGATAGACATACGTGGTTGATACTTTAGCTAGTGTCAATCTACTTTTAAGAAAGCTTGGCAAGGTATCATCATTAAACATTCTTACCAAGCCCTTTGATAAAAATACTTCATAGCTATTATCTTTAACTATAATGGGCACTACATAATAGGGCACCATTTTTACTTTTTCAAGTGGCCCTAAGTCTGTAACATTTTTTAACCCTGTGTGTTCTAACATACTTCTCCTGTATTGTTTCGACAAATGTCGAATTAGCCTCGTATTTGTTTTATTGGGTTACCTTGCATATCGGTAATCTCTAAACCCCACTTAGCCGATGGATAATTGTTATCAAAATCCCAATATGTTTGTCTATTAAACACATCAGCATTACCTTTTAAATCTTTCCTTAGCTTTGGTAATAATTGTTTAAATATTTGCTTGGGTGGATTTATACTTGAATTATATTTTATAGCCCAATATGCATTACCAATATAATATCCTAACACATAAAAGTATGATGACACAACAGGGTCAACATTCCATAGTTGTCTTGCTTTCTCAAGATGATTTAAATTACTATTATCGAAATATGTGGGGTCATTTTGTTTTACAGCGTCAGTCATATCTGCAATTAATGTATTCTCATCGGTTGAGTTATAAAACATTTTAATCATAGATAGTTTATCTACATGTTCTTTCATAAGTTGATTAGATTTTTTCTTATCGACTACCTTTACATCTATCTTATATCTTGATGACTCATGCAATTCTCCAGTATCTATATTAAATCTCATACCTTTAAAGGCAGGGCGTTTTAATTTTCTACGATGTTGTGCATACCCATCAGTAAATATAACCCCACCCGATGAAGCCTCTTGCATGAAGTATGCGCTTATCCCTAGTTGCTCACTAATAATCATGCGGTCACCTTGTCCCATATATTCACATATAATCTCAATAGTATTATCATCTCTTACGATACCGAAGGGAGCATGTTTAGTAAGCCACTTAGCCATATATGGTATCTTCTCTGAACCTTCATTGTAGAAATACCTATCACGTTGACGTTTATTTAGTGAGTATGCAAACTGTTCAAACTCTGCCATGCTATACCTTTCCTCTTCACTTCCCCAACCGTAATGCACATTGAATTGAATTTTACCGTTGACTTCGACAGGTATAAAATATTTATGTCTATGATTTCTGTGTGCGTAGGGATATTCGTTTGTATTTTTATATGGTGGTGCATTTTGATACAACCAAGTTAATTGCTGATAGTTAATCCTTCCTGCCATGATACTCTCCTCTAGTTATTTCGACATATGTCGAATTGTTAATTATATTTAATTCGTTATTCATTTTCATTCTCCCATTGTTCTATTAGTTCTAATAAACCCTCTGCACATTCATGCCTACCATAAATAATATCGTCTGTGCCGTCGCTTGTAATGTAATCTTGTTTATTATCTTTAGCATCGGCGACATCTTGATTCATTCCTACTTCTTCCTGTAACCATTCTTTAACTTTCTTTAAAACTGCATTGGCTTTACTCATACTTTCTCCTTAATTGGTGGGGTGTAGTTTAGGTTTCAATATTCAAACTACTTTAAACTTTTAAGAGCCATACTAATTACTAACCTTTCGGCAATATCTTTAGTCACGCAAGTGTGTTCAAAATATATTTTAATAGTGTTTATTACCTCTCACCTCAAAGCGACCACTAGTCGCACAGTTCCCCATTGACTTGTTATGCTTCATAAAATACTTTTATTAATCTAAATTGTTTCAGTAGATTATTTAATTTTCTATCACTAAGAACCTCCCTTTTAAAATATAATCTTAGTATCCTTGTGTTTTTATATTCGCTTTCGTGTATATACTTACTTTTAAGAACTTCTATCTCACAGTGTTTTTCTCTTCTAGTCATCTATCTCTCTGCTTGTTGATATGCATACTCTATTTTTATATCAGTTAATAGTTTCTCTAGCTGTTCCTTTGATTTTTTAAATCGTCTAGCATAGTGCCAATTAATACGATGTGACTCCTTACTTTTAATATCTAATTGCCATGCTAGTTTATTTAATTGTTCCAAAATTGCACCTCGTTCCCTTGCTTCATTTAGTGTTGTTCCCACTTTAACCACCTCTCTAATATGATTATTCACCGTTCCCATTTTGTAACCAAAGAATATCTTATCCTTGACTCGCATTTTAGGCATCTGCTAACTCCATAGTAAGTTCTACTACTCTTGCATTGACTTCATCAGACGTAGCCTTATTCATATAGAAGTCTATATCCTCATGAGTTATGGTTGATTTTTGTTTTCTTAAACACCATATTCTTTTCTTGATTAACTCATCGTCTACATAATCCTCTATTGATGCCATATCCATAAGTTTCTTAAACATACCACTACTCGCTTGCCTAATCTTTTCTTCAATGCGTTCATGGTTGATATTATCCATATCAAAATCTATATCTATATCTATATCATCGTCTTCATTATAAATCGTTGACATTTAATCCTCCTTCTTAACTACTTTGCCACTTGGTGGTTCAAAACTTCTGTTCTGCGTGACTAACCACAATGTTGGCGTGGTGATGTCCCACTTGATATCTGACTCGACATAGCCATCTGTAAAGACTAATACACCCTCTGCGTTAAGTTTATGTTGATTAATATATTCAGCGACACAGGATACATGAGTGCCACCCCCACCCTCGGGTTTAAGTAGCGATGCGATGTTAGTATAATTATCATCAAACGTTTGCATAGCATGGACTTCGGTATCCCACCACAAAACACGCACACGTGCAGGGTTAACTGATTCACAAATCGAAGCCAGTTCTGATGCAAACTCTGTAAGTTCTGCACCACCGATTGAACCCGATGTATCAATGGCTATTATGAGTTCGCCGACCGTTTCGTTTTCAAGGCTTGGCATGTAGATATCATTAGCCATAAGTCGTTTGTTAAACCTACGCCATGTATATTCCTCTGAGCCTCTCGATGCCGATGTTACGAAATCACGTAAGACCTCTCGCCAATTTACCTTAGCTTCAAGTAAGTCCGATATCTGACGTGGTATCTTAGCACCCATACGACCTGCAAGTATGCCACCTTCTCGCAACGCCCTATCAATCTTACCTGCTTGTTCAGCGACTTGTTCTGTTGTCATCTGTTTAGCATTACCAAAGTCATGTTCATCTAAAGGCTTCATAGATTCGACATTTGTCGAACTGTCCTTGTTGTTTTGTTCTTTCTTTAAATATTCATACACCTCACGCACAGACCAATTATGAAATTGTTTATCATACAATGCACCTGTCGGTAGCTTACAAATATTTTTATCTGTAAAGTTCATAATGATATCATTCACAACATAATCTGCTGACACGTTGGTTAGATGTGGATTATCTTTAAACTCTCTAATAAAGCGTTGCATATGTTTCAATGCTACATGTAAGTTCTCATGCATTACAATGCCTCTGAGTTCCTCATCACTTAACTTGGATATAAACTCTCGACTATATCGTTTGTTAAAGCCATCGGTGTATGCCGTAAAGTTCTCATCATCAACACTACTTTTACCCATGAGTATAACCCCCGAATACAACGCAGTTTCGGGGTGTTTAAGTAGTGCGACATGAGCCTTCTTGAGTCTTGTTTCTTGACTTGTCGCCATGTCTATCTCCTATTAAAATAATTCATGATTCTCTGTAGCCCACTTAGCAATCTCAGCGTTACTTCTTGCTAGCTTCACACCATTTTTACTACGCACCATCATGGTAAAGAATACTGCTTGAAGTTCGCTACTCTCAATACGTTTTACAAACTGCATAAACTTACTGAGTTCGTCTTGTGTCGATAGACTATCAACTGCTTGGAACATAAGCATGAGTTTCGCTGCCGTATCTTCGGGCATTGTTATCGTGGTTGGTTTATCTAATATCTCAGTAAACTTAGGTAATGTTTTCTCTAGCCTTAGGAACGCTGACATATCAGCACTAGCACTTGCACCGATAGTCCCTGCTAATGCACACATGGTTGCATTGTCACCTAGTCTGCTTTGCATATCAACAATGATAGATGACTTAGCAAGTGAACGTGGTGAACAGAACGATAGATTAGTTTTACTTGGTTGAAAGATATATGGGTTATCCTCTTGACCACCATCGGTATAACTATTCAAACATCGTGGGAACATATACACCCATGCTCTGATTAAAGGATTGATTGAATTATCGGTTGCCCACTTGAGCCATGTATCGACATCGGGCTTTTGCATCTTCAATAGACATACACGATTACCTGCATGGGCTAACATACTATCACCCACACCATCGCTTGCATTGTTTGACGTTGCAAACACAATACTACCTTTAGGCAACTCGGTATCGCCTACACTTCTCTCTAGCATGAGCCTTGTGAATATCACTTGTAATAACTTAGGCGACTTCATAAACTCATCAAGTAAGATAACCTTAGGCTTAGGGCTATCTAGTTTAAACAAACTACCGACATATGTTTCTAACGATTTACTAGCGTGGTTAGGAATAGTCATCGCTATGTCTGACATATCTTTGACAGGGCAATCGACATATATGTAATCATATGCATCACCTAAATCTTCCTTAATCATTTTGAGTAATGATGTCTTACCACAACCTGGTTCTGATTGAATGACAGGCGTTATTGATTGACCTATCGCAGGAATTAACTTCCTTAGTTCATCGATTGTTACACTTGCTATGTTATTAATTGTTGCCATGATTACTATCCTCTCTGTTTAGTTTGTCATTAATAAATTTTGTTGCTATTGCTCTTTTTTCTGTATCTGACATTCTCTCAAATATCTTTTTCATACGTTGTTCCCACATAAAGTCTTTAGTTATCTTACATAGGTATCCACAACCAAACCATATTGCAAAAGTAATCCACTCCATACTGCTCTCCTTTCGACATATGTCGAATTAAAGTTTAAATTTAGATAAGATGTCATCAACGTTGTTCTTAACCTTTTCTCTGACAGCATCACTCTCTCTGATTGTATCTATATCTACACCATTCAAGGCATACTCTAACTTGGTGACTGCGTCAGTCAAGCGATTGGTTATCTCATTGTTTACTGGTTTAAATGCTTTAAATGTTGCACATAACTCTTTAGCTTTTTCGATTGTGGTATCATATATTTTGCGTTTCTTCGTCTTAACTTCGCCTGTGTTTGCATCGGTAGTTTCCGACACTCCACAACAATGGCTGATACTTTCCATGACATCAGTAAGCCTGTCCACTTGTTCCGATACGACATGATTGATAATCTCCTCTGCTTGTTTGGTGTATTGGTCTTTTAAATCATTAGCGATGTCATTAGATATATTACATCGCCAGTCATGGCTCGGCACTTCTGCGACATACAACTTGATACCGAATTTATTTCTAACTTCCATAGCATCGGGGTAATCATCTTTGTTAAACATATCACCTGCTTTGAAAGCCATGTTACTTACAATAGATTGGTAATTGTTTATGAAGTCATCTAGATATTTATTGAACGTTAGTTCGTGGTCGTAAAACTCATTCTTAAACTTTTCTAGATTGATAACAGGAAGTAAGTCTTGGCTATTGTTCCAACGATACGTGGAGCGTTTCAACCAGTTATATATAGTCTGTCTATAATTACTTACACGTTTGTGAAATAAGTCATCTGCTAAAAGGTTCTTAACAAATCTGCCTGCACTTGAGTCTGCTTTTTTAGCATGAGTAACTTCGTCTGATATAGTTCTGTCTTGCTTTGTTGCTGACCATACATTGACATCAACTGATACTAATACTGCTGACGTTGCCAATGATATGATATGGTTTGGTTGTTGCATTTGATACTCCATGTTGCTCTCCTCTTTGTTTAGTTCGACATATGTCGAAACGTGGTTTTACTACTGAATAGCCCTTTCCCATTGTCTAATATACTATTATACCATACATTATAACAAAAGTCAAGCCTCACCTATGAGTATCTTAACTGATACACCATATAAAAATTAAACTTCAAACTCAATACCTCTTGTGGGATATAGCAAACTATAACCATCATCGCCACCATACTTTGTATCTATATCTTCTACTTCTTCTCCGATACGCACAAAACCGTAGCTTATGGATAGATGTTTTAATTTACTATCTTCTTGTTGGCTATTAATATATTCCTCTGCTAGTTCTAATAACTTTTCGTGGCATTGAACATCATCATAATCGTCATACCACTTCCAATCACTTGCGTAGAATTTTAATAACAAAGATGACTCTTGCACTTCTAACTCATCATGTTCAAAACAAAGTTTAGTGTCCTCTCTAGACTTGGCTTCAGCTAAGAATGTATTAAACACATCAACGCCTGTGAGTAGCTTATCTTTGTCGGGAACATCGTCTGCATATTTTAAGTCTTTGTCAAATGCTATGACGTAACCTACTTCACTTCGATAGCCCATTTATAACCTACCTTTCGTGGTGAGTTTCTCGACATACGCTTGTGCATCGAGCATCGCTTGTTCTTCAAAGTATAGCTTTGATTCGACTTTTGTCGAAACGGGATTGACGTGGTTAGATTGTGTATCACCCGTCAGACTGCGGATAAGTCTTAACGTATCACGTGCCAATTCATAACGACCTAAAGTTATGCCATCAATCTCATAGTGTGAGATACCAGTCACCGAGTTTACTTCTTCGGCATCATGCTTTAATTCTTTTTGCAAGAAAAGCACAATGTTCTCTACGACTTCTTTATGTTTATTAGTCTTCACAATTAACCCCAATACAAGACTTATTTAAGATTTCGT